ATAAGCATAATTCTTCTTCGGATACACCAGATACACCTCTTTTACCCCCTGAGCACTTTTTTATTTTAATTACTCTAGAATATCTATATATAGGAAAATGAATTGATTATATGAATAAGGCCATCAGGAGCTTTTAACTTGGTTCGGTTTCCGGTGGCCTTTTTACTTTGACCCTCACCATCAAATATAGTAAACTGAATCATGGATTTATCTTCCATATTGGTTAATGTTTTCTTGGGGCTAACTTTTTTTGCTCTCTTGCTAGCCCCAGGAACTTACTCATTCAGGCCACCCTGACTATTCAAGCCTTTTTAAATTTTCTTTTACTATACTTTTTTTAATTTCTCTTCTTTCCTCTTTACTCCCAGCTTCTCTATAAAGTTTATATAATTTTCTATAATTTAACCAATGTACCTGCAATTTACTAAAAATAATTTTTTTATTTCTTACTAATTTTAAAAACTCACCCCTCACCATTTCAGGATCCATATCAGCAGACCAACAAACATCTTGAAAATCCTGTGAATTATTAAAAAACCATTTGTAGGCATCTTCTTTCCAATAAGTTTCTTTTTTAAAACTCGATGGATTTGTTACATCTTCTAAAGCTTGCACTATAATAGCTTGAAACAACCTTTGTTCTGCCTGTACTTTATGGCCTGTAAGTTCCATAGCTAATTTAATGCCCAAAAGCTTTAACAAGCTTGGAGAGCATGTCATAAAACTTCATAACCTCACGTTTTGGATATTTTAGTTTTCGTGATGATTTGTATTGTGAAAATATTAAATCAATGAAATCAGTTCGATCCTGACCATTCATTTCTTTTACATAAGAAATAGTTTCATCAGTTAATTTTTCTGAACGTTCTGACATTTGCATAACCACGATGCGGGAAAAGATATGGATTGGGATAATGCACCGTGGTTACACATTTTTAGTCTCAACAAGTCTAATACCTTTAGCTGCTGCTGCAGCTTTACGCCCTGCTGACCATCTTTTCTCAATTTTCTCCAAAAAAGATAGACTAAAATTTCCTAAACCAAAGTCATTTCCACAATACAACTGAAACATAAGACTAGTTAACTCATCATAAGTTTTCTTGTTTGGACACACCATCACTAGCTTGTCCAATGCCTGATCTAATGCTTCTTCACTGCTTTTTTTAACAGCTTTACCCACAAAATATCCTTTTGTTAAAAGTTAATTTTATGATTCGTTGTTCGGTGAAAATAAAGTGTTTTGAAAGCCCCACTTATTTCATTTAGGCTTAGGAATACGTATCTATTTATTATTTGATTATAATATTTATTGCAAGTAAAAAAAAGGCCCAGTCTCCCGGGCCTTTCTCCGATCTCTAGGTTTAAAGGTTAACCATCCAACCCCATGATCTATTTACCATTGAGCAGCTTCTTGCCCTCCGATAGTAAATTCTGTTTCATGCTTTCATAAGATTTGCCTTCCTTCTTAGCTATCTTACGAATCTCGTCATCCACCAATTTTGCAATCATTGACCCAGGTCTTCTAAATCCTTGTTTCCCCATGGCTCTGATGATGGTGTAGGACTCAATGTCCACGGCACATGATTTCCATCTTTCTATATCCATTGTCCTATCTCCTAGTTGTCTTGGTACTCTTTACTCTTAT